CATGGGAACTTTTTGACGGAGCCACAACTTTTAAGAGAATATGCCAAATCCACAGGGATGTTGGCACCAATGTATCAAGCATCAGGCAGTGGATGGTGGCGACCTCGATACATTCATGCAGCATATACTCGTACAGCGATGTTTGGTGATGAGAGTGAAGCTGGTGGCTTTGGTAAAAATTATTGGTTGCCAATAGAAGAGATTGAGGCATTGTCACGGAAAGAATTGAAAGAATTTGCAAATGAACAACATCGTATCGTGTTGAAGACAATACCAAAATGGAAAGATGTCATTGAAAAAATCGACGAAATTGCTAGTGAGGCAGCAGGATGACATTACAGACAGTGCCATGTCAATGTCTATGGTTAGAGATTGCCAATCAAAAAGGACAAGTAATTGCTATTTGTAAATGGTGTAAGAAAAAGGCAATATTTGATCGAGTGGCATGGGAGATATTATGTGTTGAGGGTTGTGCTGTCAACAAACCTATTCGAATATGAGGTGGGTCACATGAATTCAAGAATTACACCAGCATACTGGATGAAGATTGCAGTAGAGGTCGCAAAGGCATCGACATGTCGAGCTGAAGTTGGTTGCGTACTTGTGCATAAGAAAACGATTGTTGGCATGGGTTATGTTGGTAGTGTACATGGTGATGCACATTGTGATGAACGTAATCATATTCTTGTAAAGACCGAGCAAAAAGGTTCCACACAAGATGGTGATACATGCATTCGAACCATCCATGCTGAAATGAATGCAGTATTGAAATGTACCATACGTGGCTCTGAAGAGAGTGGATGGATCGACTGTTATTCAACCTATCAACCGTGTCTTGAATGTACAAAAATCTTGCTTCAAATTGGTGTGCGTGCAATTTACTATATTAAGCCATATAAAGATAAATGGCGACAAATATATATGGATGAATTTGATCTTTATAATGATGAAGAAGTATTATGGGTACAGGTCAAGCTATGAGAACCAATGAACGATGTGGCATGTGTCAATGGTATAAACAGTTTGATGACACGAATGGATGGTGTTGTCGTTATGCACCAATTGCTGTAATAGATGCTGATGGACCACGAACATTATTTCCTACGGTTAATGCAACAACGGATTGGTGTGGTGAATATGAGAGTAAATCCTGATCGTTGTATGGCCTTTGATACTGAGTTCAATAATCGAAAAGAACCGTTTATTGCAACGACATGTGATTGGCAGTTAGCAACAGAACTCTACAACTGTCATAAAGAGAGAGAAGTAGCACAATTGAAAGATGTGTTGGAAGATCGGTCCATTACAAAAATAGGGTTTCCATACACTGTTGACGCGCATGTCGTCAAACATCTTGGGATTCGTTGTCAAGGACCATGGGAAGATCCACTCATTGCTATGACATTGCTCGATGAGAACTTTGCCAATCGTAAAGGGCTCAAGTCAATGGCCGTACGTTATCTTGGTGCAGACATTCGTGAAGCAAAGACGCTTCGGAAATATAAAGCCAAATATAAGAAGCATGCCAAACGAAAAGGGATTGAATTCGATTATTCGCAGATTCCAAAGTTTGTGATGAAGCCATACGCGACTGATGATGCGGTCTTTACAGAGAAATTATGGTTCCTTGCTAGAGAGCCAATCAAACGGTTTGAGAAGATTTATCAAATGGAGAAGAAGATTTCTCCAATCATCCTTGAGATGCAGGAACGTGGGATGATGGTGGATCGATTGTTTGTCCGCAAGCAAGCCGTACAGTACGGCAAAGAGTCAGCACTCTGTTATCGTAATATCCAGTCCCTCCTCAAGCAACATCAGATTAATCTTCCTGACTACAATCCTGGTTCGCCAAAGCAGGTGGCGTATGTGATGAAGAGGATGGGCATTCCATTACCTGAAAATGAGAAAGGCCATCCAATTACAGAAAGTAAGGTGTTGGTTGAGTTAGATAGATATCCAATGGTGAATCTGCAATTGTTGCATAGGTTTTTATTAAAGCAAAAAGGGACATACTTTGATCCATTGTGGCAACGGTATACAACGAGGGAGGATCCATATGCGCGTTTCTTTGTGTTTCAGTCTGGTGCGCGTACTGGAAGAATGTCAGCAGAGCTTATCCAAACGATTCCTCGACCTGACGAATCCCGTACAGCCCATGCACCTAAAATTGCTCGTCAAGCTTTTCGGCCTCGTCCTGGCTACTTCATGCTTGCTGTGGATTACAAAGCGTTGCAGATGCTTATTTTCTTTCATTTTGCCAAAGCAACAGCTTTAATCAAGAAATGTCAAGATGGGTGGGATCCACATGATGCAGCCTGTCATATGATGTTTGGAAAGGTTGAGAAAGAGTTGAGGAAAGATACAAAGGGGATTCAATTTGGACTTGTGTTTGGGATGGGTATTACAAAGCTGATGAGAGTGTTGCGACAAAGTAAAGCCAAGAAAAACATGTCACAGTTAGAAGCAAGTGCCATTCTTGAAAAGTATTTTGATCTTGTGCCAGTGAAAGAGTTCACAAGAGAATGTACGTCAACGTTACGACGAACTGGTATACTTGAACTCAAGTTTGAATCTGCATTGATGGACTTTCATCGAGAGTATCGTGTGCCTCAAGAGTTTGCCTATAAGGGTCCAAATGTCCTCATTCAAGGGACTGAAGCCTATGTGATGAAGACAGCAATGTTGCGAGCCAATACACTCATTCAAAAGAAAGGGATGGATGTTCACCTTCTTGCACAAGTGCATGATGAATTGTTGTTTGAGGTGAGTGAGCAAGAGCCAGCAATTCTTGTCGTCAAAGAACTTGTGAAAGCAATGGAAGACCATGTAACATTCGCAATGCCATTACGTGTTGAACCAAAAGCATCACGACTCAATTGGGGTAAGGTGAAGAAATGGAATGCAGTGAAGAACCAATATAATCAAAAGAGGGTTCACCATGTCTCGACCAGCATCAGCAACTGAATTACAAGCAATAGAGAAAGGAAAATGCCCACATTGTGGAAGTGATGATATTGATACTGATTGGATGGGTGTGCGGTCAACAACAGATGTGTGCAATATGTGTCAGAAATATTGGACACAATTTAGCAATGGACAAATTGAATTGGAGGGACTATGAGTCAGATGTGGCGTGACATGCATCATTTCCATGAGAAGTTTTTATTACCACAATGTGAAGTGCCATCAATATTAGAGAAAGAGATACATGAGTTTCGATTCAAGTTTATGCATGAAGAATTGGCAGAGTTTGAAGATGCATGTGAACGAAAAGATCTTGTGAAAGCATTTGATGCACTCATTGATCTTGTGTATGTGGCAATGGGTACAGCATACCTTATGAACCTACCATGGGATGAAGGATGGTTGCATGTACAAACTGCGAACATGGCAAAGGTCCGTGCAAAGCATAAAGGTGAGTCATCTCGAGGATCGGCATATGATGTTGTGAAACCAGAAGGTTGGGTTGCGCCTGAGAAAATGTTATTGGCAGAGGTGTTAATGCATGAGCATCATTTGCTCATAGCAAAGAATGATCGTCTACGACTTGAGAAGTTACGTTTCCCAGCAAGGACTAAAATGCCAGAAGGTGCAGATGGTCGTGTAACTGAAGATGATGAGGATACTATATGAGCAAACTCATGGCCATCGATCCATCCATCAATTATTGTGGTGTAGCCATTTTCAATATGAAGACAAAAGCATTAGAGGATGCGGTGCTTGTACGACCGACAAAGATCTCACAACGTGATGGAGAATTTTATGATAAAGCATTTTCAGTCTATACAAAGGTGGCTGAAATCCAAGAAAAATGTGATGTGGATCAGATTGCGTGTGAGTTGCCCGATCATTGGGCTGTGGCTGGTTTTATGGCTCGAGAATCAGGGTCAATTACCAAATTGGCTTTTGTCTGTGGATTACTGTATGGTATGCGTAATGATGTGGACAAATTCGTGTTCACATTACCACGAGGATGGAAAGGTCAATTGTCCAAAGATGTCATGAAAAATAGAATTGAGGGAACATATGCGGGTAAAGGGAAGCATTATACCAAGGAAGAGTGGAAAGACCTCGATCACAATGTCTGTGATGCCATCGGGATCGGTCATTGGCGTCTCTTTGGAAGGGTGTGAGTTACCTGAGGATCTATGGGCACCACTCTATGAGCGTGTGAATTATGGTGGATATAGTGTTGTATCAGCGTTCTATTTTGAACTTGAAAATGATTACGTGTATTCACGTGCATGTCAACGGTGGTATGGTGATAATCGAGTCGATCATATAAGGAGAGTCTAATGGATATTGTGATTGGTATTGCATTTTTTAGTGCAGGTGTCATAAGTGTAATGTGTGTAGCAATTTTTGCTTTTGTACTTGTTCGTACTTATCAACTTGAATGTGAAGCAGCATTGTTGATTGAGGAATATCGGTCAAAACTCAATGGATCAAATCGCTTCTTGTTTGATGAACAGTTAATGCGACAAGTGTTTCCAGAATTTGGTGATTACATTACTCATAGAGTATGGGCACGGCTTGTCGCGACAAAAGCCATTGAACGTGATACAATGGATGGTACGTGGTGTATCAAATGATTATGCCAATCGTCTTTCACATGCGTGATCTTGAATTGAATCATGTGTATATGGTCGCAGCAACGGCACATGAGGTTGGCGTCTCATTTCAGGCACGGTTAGTAGACATAGAAGTACCTGAGTGTGTGGAAGAAGATTGGGTCCTACATTTTAGTGGTGGGTTGACATTACGTGTCGATGATAAGAGTGCAACAGTCTTTTTTGAGGTATTAGAGTTATGATTCGTACACGACCAATGCCACATCAAATTGAAGGTGCAAACTTTGCAGCGTCCAAACCATATGCCGGCATCTTCTATGAGTATGGAACAGGAAAGACACTCATTGCATTAATGGTCATCAATGCGTTGAAACTCGCACGCACACTCGTCGTGTCGACTAAATTGAGCGTGAAATCTGTATGGCCGTCTGAGATTCGACAACATACTAATTTTCGATGGGTAACACTTGTTGGAGGACGACGAAAGAAGGGTCGGTTGTTACAACATGGGATGAAAGCATCCATGCCTGAAACTGGAAAGTATCATGCACCAATAGTCAAACCGACTGTATTCCTTGTGAATTATGATGGGATCAAAAACATTTACCGTGAACTTATTAAATGTCCATGGGATTGCATCATTCTTGATGAGAGCACAAAGATCAAATCACCAAATACAAAACGAACACTCGTCATGTGGGACCTTGCTAAAAAGATTTCTCGTCGGTACATTATGACTGGGTTTCCAGTGACAGAAAATTTGGCTGATCTTTATGCACAAATCAAATTCTTAGATGACAGCAATTTATTGGGCTCATCATATTACGCATTTTTGAATACCTATTTTGTGAAGATGGGTATGAAGACACTACCAAAGAAAAAGAAGACACGAGAGTTACTTGAGAAGATTGCACCATTTTGTATTCATAAAACGAATGAGATGTTGAAGTTGCCGCCAAAGATTTATAAGAAGTTAGATATTGAATTGACGGCACAGCAGAAGAAATTACTTGATGATTTCAAATCCACATTTCGTCTTGAACTTGGGAAGGTCAAGATTGATACGCAATATGTGTTTGCATTGATTACCAAATCACTAGAAATTTGTGATGGGTATATTAAAGATGAGAAGGGGAATATTGCAGTTATTCCAACCAATAAAGATGAAGCACTTATTGAAGTGTTAGATGAGATTGATGCACGACATAATAAGGCTGTGATATGGGCAGCACACCGATTTTCAATTCGAAAGGTTGATAAGTATTTGCGACGACTTGGGTATGGTGTGTTGACGTTGACTGGTGAAACAGAGAATGAAGACCTTGTGATTCAAAGGTTTCAGCATGACAAAAGATACACAATTTTATTGGCTACGCAGAAAAAGGCAGCAGAGTCAGTTACCCTCACTGCGGCAAAATATGGTATATATTATTCCAATACATGGTCATATGATTTACGAGCAAATAGTGAGGCACGCATACGACGCAAAGGTTCAGAGGGCCATGCATCTATCGTGTATACTGATCTCGTTACGGAAGACTCGATAGAATCAAAAGTATATGAATGTTTGCGAAAGAAAGGCAATCTCATTGCAGATTTGAAAGCACATTTCAAACAAATGAAAGATGGGAGTAAGAATAGGGAGGAGGCGTGATGCTCATTACAAAACCAAAAGTTTTATTCGTATCATATTCAAGTATGGGAGGGTTTCGGAAATGTCCTCGATATTATTATTGGAAGTACATCCGTCGATTGGAGAAGGCAACATTTAAGTTACCATTCATTGTTGGAAGGATTATGCATCATGGCATTCAGGTATTGTTTGAGAAACCAGATGATGCGATTAGTGAAATCAAAAAGAAGTTTAGGGAAGAAGCGCAAGATGCACGAAAGAAATTTCCGGAGATGTCAACATGGGATGAGGAAGGGTTGGCAGCACAAGAGTATTTGACAACAGGCATGTTGGCTGCATTTCGTGTATATTTTAGTAAATTTCTTGGTAGGACAAAACATATTGCAACAGAAAAGACGTTGCAATACTCACTTAACAAACGAGTGACTATTGTTGGAAAGATTGATAACATTATTGAGAACCAACGATTGAGGTGGATCTATGAGTTGAAGAATCTTAAAACACTTGATATGGATCGTGTGCGTGCGATCAAAACAGATCCACAAAGTGCGTTGTATTTAGAGGTGCATAATCGACAAGAGAAAAAGAAAGATCGATTAGATGGGATCATCTATAAGATTATTCGGAAGCCATCTATTCGAATGAAGCAGAAAGAATCTCGTAAAGAGTTTATGACGCGTTTAGGAAGTTGGTATCAAAATCAATCTGATGGATTAAAATTTCATCTCGAACGAATTAAAGGGTCGTTTATTGATGGGGATGCAGTGATCAATACTGTAGAAAAAGTGTCTCAACAGATGCTTGACTGTGGTGGGAAGAAGGATGAATACTTTCAAGATTTTTCGTATTGTATGCATGACTGGGGAGCATGTACGTATTATGATCTCTGTCATGGTGATGAGGAGAAAAATATAGTCTTGTATCAAATCCGGAAAAAGTATAAGGTGAAAGATGATGAAGAAAAGACTATTGTGGATAATGAGTAGAAAGGAGTTGGTATGAGTGATGTGGAGATTGAAGAGTCAGATGGTGAGATAGATTTGGAACGATCAGCATTTATGTTTTTTGGTCCTCCAAAGATAGGGAAATCAACGGTTGCATCTGGATGGCCAAACTGCGTCTTTCTGTGTACATCAAAGAAAGAAGTGAAGGCATTGAAGGTACCGTTCATCCTTGTCAATACCCATAAGAAGTTGGTAGATGCCGTCGAGTATTTAGTAGAAAATAAAAAGAAGCTTGGCTATCAAACGATTGTGTGTGACTTTCTTGATGCGATGTGGACGAATTGTATTATTTACATTTGTAAGAAGTTGAAGATTGAGCATCCATCAGAAGCTGGGTATGGAAAGGGTGTGGACATGATCGACCTTGAATTCAAGAAGTTGATTACCACATTGATAGGGTCGTCGTATGGATGCGTGTTCATTTCACATTTTCAAGTCAAGGATGTAACAACCATGAGTGGTGTTGTGCAGAAGATAAGTTCGACATTACCAGAACGAGCACGCAAAATTGTCATCCCACTTGTATCAGTGATAGGGTTCATTGATTTTAAGACTGTAAAGATAAAGGATGAAGTAACAAAGAAAGTTACATTCAAAAAGAAACGAATCATTTCTTTTGAGCCATCCGAGTTTTTAGAAGCAGGTGATCGTGATGGGTTCTTACCAGATGAGATTCCATGTTATAGAGATCCGCATAAAACGTATGCATTGATCGAATCATATTACAATGGTGAAAGGAAGAAAGATGAGTAAATGAAAGGAGGTGCCATTATGATGTAGTGTGCAGTAGTTGAGGGATAGGTAGTGTCAGTTCATTTCATTAACGTTGGAGGTTTATAATGTCTGAAGTTTCGAAAGAATTGAAGAAGTTGGGTAAGACATGGCAGAAGACTGAAGCTAAGAAAGGTGGTGGTGGAGGAGGGATTGAGGATGGTGATTACGTTCTCAAGATTTTGTCTATGGAAGTTGGTAAGAGCAAGAAGGGACGGTTGCAAGTTGCCGCTAAGTACAAGATCCGTAAGCCAAAAGCATTGAAGGGCAAGGAGACTATGACATTCCATGGTCTTGTGGATGAGAACAGTATTGCCTACTTCAAAGGTATGGCTGAGGTCATCGGTCTCGAATTGCCAGATGACATGGAAGATTTGCCCGAAGCATTGGAAGCATTCGTTGATGAATGTGAAGATGAACTCACAGTGAAGTTCACGACCAATAAGAAGGGTTATCAGAACATGACCATTCTTGCAGTTGGAGATACTGAAGTTGAATCATCGTCAAAGGAAGAAGCTGACGACGACGATGATGCATCAGATGATGATGATGATGACAAGAAGAAAAAGAAGAAGAAAAAGAAGGATGAAGACGAAGATGATGATGCAGATGATGCATCAGATGACGATGATGAGGATGACAAGAAGAAGAAGAAAAAGAAAAAGAAAAAGGAGGATGATGACGAGTAGTTGACTGTTAGGTATGGGGTGTAGAGCCAGCTACCGTAAGTCTATCATGCCTCAGAACTGGCGGGCAATAGAGCCCCTACTTTACCTTTAGCGCGTTGAAAGCAGGTTATGTTAAATTCATTGTCAGACATCGCTAAAGCAAAATTTCATAATGAACCAATCCGTATTCGAGCTGTGGTGTCAGGCAAAAGTTCGTCACCATATAAGATTCCACGGATTGTAAATGTTAAATGTCTTGGTTGTGGTGATGATGCATGCAAGTATAAGAAGGAACGTGAGCTTATCATTAAAGCCAAAGACGAGAAGTTCTTACTTTTCATTGATGTGCCAACAACAAAGCTTACCAGTATTGTGAAGACCGTATTTACAATTCCTTGTAAACATCTTGCTGTTGATATTGTTGAAACACAAAATGTCTTACGGATTTTTGTATCACAGCCGCCTGGAGAGGATCGAACAAAATGGATGTCTGCACAGACGTCATATTTTGTTGGTCATGACATCGATGCCAATCATATGTTTTATTTGAATGGATATTCAACAGTTGATCCAAAATCGCAGATTGCCACGTATGTCTTCTCGTCGGCTGAAAAGGCAAAGTCAGATATAGAGTCATTTGAATTGTTGCCAAAGGTCCAACATCGGTTAGAGGAATTTAGACAAGACTGTAAGGATGTAGATGAAGTTTTTGCATATTTGGATGTGTTGTATAATTCATATGCATTGAATGTCACAAAAATTTATGGGCGATTTTTACTTCATCTTGCAGTCGATCTTGTTTTTCATAGTGCATTAGAGTTTACATTACCTGGTGGGCGACTCCAACCTGCTCGACTTGATGCTATTGTTCTTGGTGATACACGGTGTGGGAAGGGTCATGTCGCAGAAGGATTAGCAAGATACTATGGTATTGGTGAAATGGTTGGTGCAGAGAATTGTACCTTTGCAGGGTTGGTTGGTGGTGCACAACAGATAGGAAATCATTGGGTAATTTCATGGGGTCGTATCCCTTTGAATGATCGTGGATTAGTAATTGTTGATGAAGCATCAGAATTGAAACCAACTGATTGGACGAGGCTTTCAAGAATACGGAGTGAAGGTATTGCAGAGGTCACAAAGATTCAACAACAAATTACTAATGCACGTTGTCGACTTCTTTTTCTAGCAAATCCACCAAGTAAAGCGATGGCGAACTATACGTTTGGTATTCACGCATTAAAAGATCTTGTGCATGCACCAGAGGATATTGCACGATTTGATTTTGCGTGTATTGTGTCACATGAAGAAGTATCAGTAGAAAATATCAATAAGCAATATGCGACCACAAAATACATCTACCCACAAAATCATGAACGTGATTTGATTATGTGGATATGGAGTAGGGCAGGATCACAAATTGAGTTTACTGATGATGCGATGGAAGAGATTTTTCTTACATCAAATCGGTTAGGGAAGTTTTATGATATCGGCATTCCACTCATTCAAGGAGAGAACGTTCGATTCAAAATTGCAAAGATTGCAATTGCATTTGCTGGACGGTTGTATAGTGCCACTAATAATGGTAGTGTGTTGAAGGTGAAACGGTTGCATGTCAAATGTGCGGCAACATTTATTCGTGCGTTGTACAAGTCTGATGTAAATGGTTATTATGATCATTCATGGCAACGAAAAGATTTGAATCCAACATTGCAACAAGAAAATATTGATTCATTGGTGGCGTACTTTAATGCGTATCAAAGTCAAGACGATGCGTATCAATACTTGCTTAACAATACGTATGTGAATGCACGAGATATTCAAGAGCATTTGAATGTGTCGCAACAAACATCCAATGAAATCATTTCAAAATTGATTAAGTTCAAATGTATCGTGAAGAAGGATACTTCATTTAATTCGTCAGCATATATTAAGACGTCGCATTTTACTCGATGGTTACGAGATAGGGTGCGTGCAGCAAGGAGAAAGAAATGAAAAAGAACGACTCACGCCCTATCATGAAATTTGGTGATGTGTGTATCTTTCAATTAAGAGATATCGAAACACAGAAAAAAATGGTGCGCTTAACTAAATGGCTTCCAGCAGTGCAAAAAGAATTGCACTATCTTGAGGCTGAGTATAAGCGAATTTCACATGATCCATTACGACAAGCAATGTTGGTGTACAATAATGGAGCAGTCGCATTGTATGTCAATGATTTAACTGGTGGTGCATTCGATAGGTTGAGTGAAAATGAAGAAGATAATTAAAGTGATAGTAGAACAATTCTAGGGACTGACAAAAACTGTCCCAGCCTGAGACCACTTAAAAATAACTATGTACATGTAACATCAATTATGTTAAGATATTGATGTTAGCAACGTAGTGGAATTACCTGCTACGTCATATCATTTCATATCATTAAATGGAGGTGCTGTGATGGCAAAGGCAAAAGAGAAGGTGGAGAAGAAGAAGGTAGAGAAGCAGAAGCAGTTGCCGACGAAGAAGCAATTGGACGATGCTGTTGCTGCAATTGCAGTTTCAGTTGATGGACAATCGCTTTCTGGAGAGAAGAAGGAATTCAGTTCAGGTAGCGTTGGTTGGAATTCAAATGGAAAGGTAGTTATCGGTGGATTAACCTGTCAAGTTTCATGCAATGTCGTCATTGTTGGATCGAAGGATACGAAGAAGTAGGATGACCATCATGGAAAAGCATAGACAACCGGAAATGACTGAGATCGAAAAGAAGATTTACCACGATCAAGAGGTCATGAAACGATGGAAGGTTGCCGCAATTCCATGTAGTAGTCCAGCCGATAATGATGCTGAACTCTCTGAGGGAGAGTTTACTCAGAAGGACAATTACGAACGAGATGAGTATCTTCGAAAGTCATCTGGACAACGGTTAGTGCAAGAGTCAAAGAAGCGAAAGAAGAAGGCTAACCGAGAGCAAAAGAGACTCGGTGGCCCAATCATTTTATGGACATTCAAAGGCGTCAAAAAAGGAGAGACAATCATGGAAAAGAAAGAAGCAATGGCTGAAGAAGCTGCCGAAGAAAAAGCAAAAGCAAAAGCGAAGAAAGTGAAAGAGAAGAAGGAAAAGAAGCCAGCAAAGAAAGCAAAGAAAGCAAAGAAAGAGAAGAAAGGAAAGAAAGAGCGAAAGGCTCGTCGGCCTCGTGTGGTCGATGGGAAGATCACCTTGCTTGAGAAAACAAATCCAAAGCGGAAAGGTTCAAAGGCATACAAACGCTACGAGCTTTACAAGAAGCATAAGAACATCGCAGCTTACCTCGATGCTGGAGGAAAGCGGAGTACATTGCGGTACGATGAGAAGCACAAGTTCATCAAGACAAGCAACATCACAACCTCAGAGGATGTTAAGAAGAAAAAGGAGAAGTAACCTCATCTTCTAGGAAATATGGTGGCGATGGGAAACTGTCGCCACCTTATTTTTCATCTCGTTGAAACATCAATTATATAGGAGATTGAAAGTGAAGAAGAAAACTAAGGTGCCAAAGAAAAAAGTCGTTACTGAGAAGATGAAAGAAACAAAGAATGGGAAATTGACGGAGGATCAAAAGGAAGCGCGTCAAGCCATTGAGGAACGGTCAGCATTTTTTGGATGTCCAGGAAAAGTTGTTGGTGTGAAGAAAGGTCCAGTCATTACGTTGTATGAGTTCGAACCAGGCAAGGTGACAAGAGTCAAACGGTTACAAGGATTACAAGAGGATTTGGCATTAGCATTGAGTGCTGATGCTGTGATGGTGCATAGAATTGCTGGACGCAACCTCATGGCCATAGAGATCTCAAACAATGAAGCTGATCGAAAGAACATTGCATTTAGAGATACATTGCAACGGATCCGTGAAGCCAAACGTGATGGGATGGATCTTCCATTGAATTTAGGTACTGATCCATTTGGTGTGCAAGTCGTCGATGATCTTGCAACCATGCCGCATTTATTGATTGCTGGATCCACTGGCTCTGGCAAATCAGTGTCGTTGAATTGCATGATCAGTTCATTGATTATGACGTGTTCACCACAAGAGCTGCAGTTCTATATGATCGATCCAAAAGGTGTGGAGTTGATTCATTACAATGGGATTCCACATATGAAGCAAGAGATGGTGACGAGTCCGCATTATGCAAAGGATATGCTTGAACGGTTGGTGAGAGAGATGCGGCACCGTCTTACAATGCTGACAGTAGAGCGTGTGAGAGATATTCATGAGCTGAATCTCTTGAGAAAGGGAAGAGGGACAGAGCCATTACCACGTATTGTGTTAGTGGTCGATGAGCTTGGAGATTTGATGTTGCAAGATAAAAAGGCATTCATCTATCTCTTTGCAGAGATAAGTCAGATCGCACGAGCAACCGGTATTCATATGATTTGCGCAACACAACGACCATCAGTGGATGTTTTACCTGGAAAAATCAAGGTGAATTTTCCTGCGCGCATGTCATTTAGAGTGACGTCATCAGTGGATTCAAAGACAATCGTACATCGGACAGGTGCTGAAGGTTTACTTGGAAGAGGTGACATGTTGTACTTGAGTCCATCACGCGCAGCATGCATGCGTATCCATGCACCATGGGTTCCATTGGACGATGTGAAGAAGTTAACTGAGAAGATTCGAAAAATAGAGGACGAACGTAAAGCTGAACAATTGAAAAAGGAGCATGAACGGTTAGCTGAAGAGGAGAGGAAAGCTGAAATCCTACGTAAAGCAGAAGAAGCAAGACGATCAAATGATGAAGCAAAGCGAATGAAAGAAGATGAGCAGATAAAGAAGTCAAGCGAGAAAGTTACTTCTGAAGTAGAAAAAGATTTTCTAATAGATTGGGCAAAGTAACTATCTAACATAGGAGGTACGCATAATGGCAAAAAGCAAGATGCAGTATTATGTGACATTACGTATTGATGATGGGACACAACCACGTTCAATTAGAGAGATCTGTTTTCCTATGTTTGAAAGTTTGAAGGCAGCAGAAGCATGGTATGAACGAGCAGTGACAGCATTATATAGTCTTAACATAGGAGAAAGTAAATGATGGTGCCTAAATATCCACATATTAAGGTAAAGCTAGTTGGTGGTAGTGGGAATGCATTTGCTATTTTAGGTACCGTGCTTGCAGCATTACGAAGAGGTGGTGTAAGTAAGGAAGAGCGTGACATATTTGCAACTGAAGCACTGAACGGTAATTACGATCATTTATTGCAGATGGCAATGAAAACAGTTCACGTATCATAAGGAGTGAACATGGATCTTTCAGAAAAGATTGCATATCATGCAACTCATGCAAGTATTCACTTAAGGGAACTTATCGATTCAAAAGTACCAGGACTTTCAACAATGAGTGAGGCACTATTGAAAGATGCTGAAGTGTTAACCAATGGTCTTGCAGAAATCCATGTAAAGATTTCTAGAGGAGGATGAAATGCCAGGAAAAAAGGGCCAGAAGATGATTCCACGTCGGTCAGTATCAAAGAAGTTTCATTCAGTGAAAGCACTCGTCTTTAGTTTGTTTGAAAGTAATCCAAGCATTTCAAAAGATGAGGTAGAAAAAATCATTAAGAAGGAATATCCAACAGCCAATTTCATAGGAAAAAATGGCCGCAGTGGTCATTTCACTTGGTACAAGCATAAGTGGAATCGTATGAAATTGGAGAATGCAAACTTCAACATTAAAGAGGCCCATCCAAAGGCTGAGAAAGTCGAGGCACCAAATGAGTCTGCCAGTCATGAAAGCAAAAAAGATCCAACTGCCAATGCTGAAGACGTGGTCAAGGAACCAATGGGAAAAGGTCATAGTCGAGGAAAAGGTGGACGGATTCCGATACAGTCGAAAAAAGGGAGAGTGGACATCAAAACAGGGAAAGCTACTGTTCAACGCAAAGGAAATCCAAAGAGTTCTTGACGGAATCCCAAAGCTAAGAAAATATATGATTGATGGTGAGTTGGCAGGAAAGTCATGGGAACAAACCATGACCATCTTTCGTTCGTCAAAGAAGGATGTGTCTGAGCAGTTAAAGGATGGGAAGTATCGCATCTTTGATCTCGTCAATCCAGAAGATCTTGATGAGCCATTAATCGATCGGAAGGGTCGGTTAGTTGAGTTACTATCAAAGGTCGAACATCCAATGATAGAGATCGTAAGACATGAGAGGGTAAATACCTTCGAACATTTTCTTAAATTGAATAAGCAACATCTCGCATTAGGGTGTGATGGCTCTATCATTAAGTTCAATGAAGGTGGGTATGAATTTAAGCGTAGCAAACTGTGGTTAAAGTACAAACCTCAGAAAGAACTTGACTGCAAAATCGTAGGTTTTAGAGAGGGGAAAGGGAAGTATGTTGGGATGCTTGGTTCATTGATAGTAAAGGTGCCAGTTGCCAATGGTTGGAGTGAGTATCCAACAAGAGTGAGTGGAATGGATGATAAAGATCGAGTATCAATGTGGAAGCGACAGAAGCAATTGTTAGGGACAATTGTTGAGGTGCAATTCAGAAAGATATCAAGCAAAGGCAAGATGATAGAGGCCCATGTCCATCGGCCAAGACCAGACAAGGAATAAGCCTATGATCATTGATTTTGACAAACTTAAAATGGCAATACATAAGCGGCTTAAAGCTAAGCGTGATTTAAGTAGAGAAACTATTGAAGCATGGAATTGCTGTAAGCATGATATCATTGCAAGGTTTGGAGAGAAGTGTTGGAAAGAAGTAAGTTCGTATAAGGAGGTCAAATGAAGCAACCATACAAGAAAGCTCTATCAATCGCATATGACTTCACTAGTAAATTTGTAGAGAACGAGTATGTGATTGCAGGTTCCTTACGACGTAAGGAAGAGATGATTGGGGATGTAGACATTATCACAGCAGCACCGTTAGTAACTATTGAGAAGGCATTTGCTCGATGTAAGAGTGTGGAGAAGGTGAGAGGCGGTAAGAAGAAGTTAGATGTAGATTATAGAGGTATGCGGTTTAACATTTACTTTGCAATGCCCTTTTACTGGGGTGCAATGTTATTCTTTCTGACTGGACCAGCAAGTTATGCGATTGCTTATCGTCGTAAAGCAAAAACTAAAGGTTGGCATCTCGATCAATATGGTTTGAAGAATGAGAAAGGTGAAGTGATTGCATCTCGAACTGAAGCAAGCATTTACAAAGCATTTGACAAATCATATAAGCAACCAGAATTGAGAGGGAAATGATGATAGAAATTCTAAAAGAAAATTTTTATCTTGGTTTTTGGACAGGCTCGTTTTATAATGGTGATTTCCTTGCAGTCGTATGGAAAACATCAAAAGGTCCATGGGAAGGAAAGTATCGATTTAGATACTATAGAGATGACAAAGCCCATGATAGTGATGACATCAAGAATTGGTATGCTATGAAAGCAATGGATGGGTCTGATAAAACAAGAGACCAACTTAAAGATGCGATGGATACATTGTTAAAGGTTGGACATGCTTCAGAGTTTATGTATAGTGGTTGTTATGTAGAATGTATGGGTGATGGTGATGCAATGATTGAACTATTAACTAATGCTGACCGTCCATACCTTCACGCCAAAAGAATCTCTAAAGAGGAAGCTGACCAACTTATAAGTAGTGACTGACAAAAATTGTCACACGATGCAGGAGTGTATGTACATCTCCATCTAAATATTGTATAATCATAATGTCACAGCCGTAGTGGTTGTGGCATTACAATTTATAGGAGGTGCGTTATGGCAGAGTCAGAATTTACAGTAGTTGTTACAGTGCAGACAAAGAAGAAGATGTCGCTTAAGGAAATGGATAAGGTAGCGAAATGGTTAAAGAAAGGGTTGACAATTGATGAGGCAACATATGAGAAGTTTCCAGTTGATCATACGTTGTTTGACTTTCCTAAAGTAACTTTTGTCGACCGCATATCACAAATGTAGGGTAACCAACCCTTCCAGCCAGATGACCCTTCGATAGGCGCAACGCCGAGTGGTGCTGCGCCTATTGGTGGGTCGTCGATTGATGTGTGATTGATGATTTGTTGATGTACAAGCGATCCAACCTAGTATATTATCGTACTAATTAGTACGATAA